TTCGGTTATCGTAATTGCTGGTACCTGTTGCAGGGTTATTGGCTGTTGATCCTCTTTTGGACGGCGCTCGGTGGCTTCATCGGTGGCGCCATAGTTTACATTCGGCAACTTCTCCGTGCCTGACCCTTTCATGCACGGATCGCCGCGCACGTTCGTACGAAACAAAATCGTGCGGCATCGGCCGCCCGAATGCAGAGTTGACCGCGTGACGCCGCGTTCGAGCGCATCACCGATCGGATCGCCTTCGGTGGAGGCTGGCGCTTGACGGCTGCCGGCCGGCGGACATTCGCGTGTGCGTTTAACGGCCGCGTGCCGGAGAAGACTAAACCCTTGACGCTGGCGGAGCGTCGACCGAAAAACATCGTTGGCACATTGACGGAAGTGCCAGCCGCAAGACTGAAGTGTAATCGAATCGTCTGAACGGATATCAGTGCCGTTTGTGCCACGGGACCGAGTTGCCGACGCGGAACACTTCAGCCGCAAGGCTGTCCGATATCTGTAACTCGCGGCGCACAACATCAATCGGCCAACTGAGACGGTCGGCCAAGGTAAGTTCCAAGACACGCGCCATTTCCAGGCGCGCCGCGATCTCGGCATCATCATTGAGCCCAACGCATGCGATGCCGGCGCGCTCGATCATGACTTAGCCTCATCGAAAGCCGGATGATCGGCAGGAAACGGCGCCGCTACCAACTCGATCCGCTGAATTTCCTCAGTCTTGATCGGGCCGCCGCCAGGCCCCGAGTACTCTTGCTTGTCAGCCAAGCCGAGATCGCGCGCGATAATATTCGCGTTGAGCAGATCGGCCGCCGCGCCTTGAAACTTTTGCGTCCGGATAATGGCATCCACGCGCTCGACGGTTCCTGAAAATTCTTCTTTCTCGCGATAAGAGCGCCAAGTATTGCGGGAGATGTTGAGGAAAAGACACAACCCAACGATTGTCATGGCACGCATCTTCGGAAGTTCGATCGTTTGAGGGCCATCCTTCGAGCCGAAGGCACGAGTTTCCTTCAGCGGATTAGCGTCAACCCACTCGAAGTATTCGAGGCAGGCGTTCCAGAGATCATCGGATGCCGCAAAGATCGGGCTGCGCCCATGGCTGGACCGGGCGGTCCAAAATTGATTGCCTTCGGGCGCGGTCATCGGATCATGCTCCATTGTGATTTTGTTCATGGCGTGCGCCTAGCTAGCCACCGAGTGAAAAAGGCGCGATCGAGAGGCCGAACGGGTTGGGGCGCTTCGGAAGGATGTTCGTGAGCCGAGGCACGGCGGCGAGCGCGGACGGGTCGAACGGGGACGATTGCTGTGCAGGAGCCACAGCCGAATTCACCGGTGCGTTATTTTGAGCCGGTGGCTGCGAAGGCGTTGGCGATGCCGGCGCGCTGCCTAAGGCCGGCAGAGGCCCGGCGAATGAGAATGGCGCCGTCGGCGACGCGACGCCCATTTTGCGGTTGGCCCACGCAGCGACATCGCCGGCAGTCATCTTTGCAAGAAACGGATTGGATCGTACGACAGAAGAACCGAGAACCGCGCCCGCAGGCGTCGAGGGATCGGCATGAAGCAGGCCGATTGCACCTTGCGGGCCAGCAAAGTGCGCGAGGTAGGTTGTTCCGGGAGTGACGGGCAGACCGTTCTTTGCTAGAACAGCTTGATTTTGCTGCGCGTAGTAATCCGTCGCCTGACGCGACAATTGAGGATCACTCTTGAGCGCGAGAACTTCGGAATCGGACTTGTCGGCCAGATCAGGGCGCACTTTGCGCGCCACATCGAGCCACGTCGAATCGACAAACTGTCCCGGCCCGCTCGCCGACGAGTTGGGATTTTTTGCGTTCGAATCGCCACCCGATTCGGCGCCGATAATGCTGTCAACGAGGCTCATCTAATGCGCCTTAAAATCCTTGCCTGCATCGTGCTCTTTGCCGCTTCGATGGAGGCCGTTCGTATTGGCGCCCATCAATTCGTTGCGGCGTTCGGCACAATCGCGGCGTTTGCCTTGATCGCGACCGCCTATTTCACCGCCCGTTACTTCGAGCGCCGCCGCTGATTTGTTCCGAGGGCTTCGCCTTGCGAGAGAACGCCCGAGACCTTGGCGAAGCGCGGATCGACGCCGCGGCCGGGTTGAGGCCCATAGAATAGCTCTGTTGCCTTACGCGCCGAATTAGCGTTGCCGATCGACGTCAACCCCTTGTCGGCGAGAGTGCCGAGGGCAGCGCCAGGCAGGCCGCCATGCGTCAGGCCGAGCAGCGGCAACAGCGAATGACGGAGGCCGCCGGCAATCTTCGCCAGCATCGGCGCCGTGCCCGACGGGTTTGTGGTCCCCTTAACCGGGATCATCTGCTTGTAGGTCGATGCCAGCTTGCGCATCAGGTCTAATTCGCGCGGCGAGTAGAGCGTTTCGGCGAGTTGCCGGCCGCCCTCGTTCAAAAATTCATGCATCCGCTGCGACAAGGCTTGCGCCTCGAAACCGATCTTGCCTTCGCCCGCGTTCGTAAGCTTTTCGAACATGCCCTGCCGAACAGCGTCCCAACCTTCCGGAGAGAGCCGGCGCTTGAGCTCTTGCGCGAGCGGCACCGAGCGCGGACCCACGCCGCGGCCCGAGGCGCCGAAAAGATCGTTCACAATCTGCCCAGCAGACGCAGCCGGCGCACCGTCGGCGCCGGTATAGCGACGGATCATGCTGGCGACGGCGCCGGGCTCATTCGGTTGCGGAGCAATGCCGCGCAGCCGGTTGGCATATTGCGCCAGGCGCGCGCGCTCGCCGGCATCGAACACGGTTTGCGAGAGCAGCCGGCCCTTTGTGCCGGTCAAGAACTCATCAATTCGCGCCGCCGCCTTTTCGGGCTCGCCTTCGATCAGCCGGGCGAACAGCCCTTGCTTGTAGGTTTGAAACTCCGCGCCATCGCGGCCGAAAATCTTGGCAATGCGTTGCGCGATCTGCACCGGCATTTGGCCGCCAGGAGCCGCGCCGCCATAGGCGAGCTTTGCGACCTCATCGGGCGTTGCCTTTGTGTCGGAGAACTTGCCGAGAATTTTTTCAACGGCCGCGCCGACGGTATCGCCAGAGCCGCGCTTGCTGAATTTCTGCTTGTAGTCGGCGAAGGCCGCGCGCGCGTCCTCCTGCATCTTGAGCACGGCCGGACCGTCGCCGGAAAACTTGCCGTCGGAGACCATCTGGCGCACGCGCGCGTCAAAGTGCTCCATAATGTGTTCGAGCGCGAACACGTCGGAGCCAGAGCCGCCCGCCATCATCTTGCGGCGCGCGTCGCCGTAGAGCGTCACGAGCTCTTTGCGCACCTGATCGACTTCGCGCATAGTGAAGGCCGAGCCGGGCGCAGTTTGCGCCGCTTCCACCGCCGGCCGATCGCCGGGGAAATCCCCGGCGCCCTTCGCTGGCTTCGTCAGGATCGCGCCAGCCGCGTCCTCCTGTTCGAGTTGATGCAGGGCATGGTCGACCGCATCGTCTGCGGTCATGCCTTCCGACGACATCAGTTTAACGGCGCGCTCGCGAACGTCCGGCGCAATCTCGCCGTGTCCGGCTTCCGCAAGATCATCGTGGAAACCCTGCATATGCCGATCGAACTGGGCTTGCTCGCGTTCCGACATGGCCGAGGCTTCGCGCTTGGTAACGGTCCCCTCATGGCCTTCCGGATAGAGCTTGCGCCCGCGCATTTCCCCGTCGATCGAATCGAGCAGATCGCGAACGGTCGACGTTCCGTTGTGGTCCCCGCGCAAATAGCCGGCTTCTTCCGCCGCCTCACGCGCATAATCGAGCGGCCAGCCGCCTTGCTTGACCAGCTTGCGGCGCCCGATGCCGTCGACGTTGACCGTATGGCCGTGCGCGCCGATCGCCTCCAATTCGGCATCCGGCCCGAGGCCGCCCTTCGACGCGAGAAATTCCAGCAGGCTTTGAGCGCCTTTCGGCGCCGCGGGCGCGAGAGTGTCCGCCGCGGCCGTTGCCGCCTGCTTTTGCCGATCGTAAGCCGCGGCGACATCATCACCGAATCGGGCGCGAATGTCGGCGACGTCCTTTGCGTGTTGCGAGCCGAGGCCGCCGGCAT